TATTTGTTGTTGGTAGTAGTCTGGAAGTAGAGATGAACGACAGCACCCGTAAGAGCCCCGACAATCGTAGTAGCCACGCCGATAAACGTGGTATCGTTCGAGGTCAATTGAGCCAATAGCATCCAACTCATCTCACCGCCTCCGCTGCTTGTTCTAGAGTTGTGTAGCCTGTCAAGGTAGCCTTTTTATCGCCCGATTTTATCTCGAATGTCGGCGTTCGCCCGTAGCTGTGAGGCTCATCGAAGATAGCGACTTCCCATTTGGCGTCCATAAATCTTTGCATTTCACACCGCTTCCATCGGTCGCAAGGCTCACACTTTTGGTCTTTGGGGGCCAGGAAGACAAGGATTTCGCGTTTGGTTGCTTCGTGCTTGTCTGAGGGGCTTGGCTGTGGGTCGACCATTTTGCTGGCGTCGGCAATATGGTCCGGCTGAACCGCAAAGGAATCCTTGACAGTTGCGACTTCCTCGATCAACGCCGACGAATCGGGCAAGTCGCATTGCGTCGGATCCTTAGCCGGTTCGCTGCATAGCCAAAACAACCCAAACAATAAAGCGACCATAATTACCGGCCCTCCCTTTTCGTTCATCCTAACGGCCTTGCTTCCTTCCACGAAACCCGATTCGGGCCAGGGGTTAGCAAGTCGCTCATCCCCACAATGGAGCTCCATTGATGCCGACAAAGAGCGTCGATTACCGATGGAGCTATCTCGGTCCAGGAATCGTTGTGCGAGTTTAGACGCCAGATGTAGTTCCGGCCCTTGGAGTCTTTGCGTTTCGAGTAGCCGAGCCACGCATAGGCATGGCCCCCATCGCGATTGGTAAAGCTAATCGACTCGACAACGCCATTGCGGCCGTAATGCGAGTCATTCCAGCTTGTGCCTGGATATACTGCCCCGGCTCGACTGGCAAGGTATTTGAAAACGTCATCGTAGGATTCGAGCCAAGCATGGGAACGAATCCGAAAGCCTTGTACCGCGCTTGCGATCTTTCGCATCTCATCGGTAATCAGAGTGCGAGCGTTTCGCGGGTATGGCGTCGAGTAAGGCAAGTGCTTTGCCTCTAAGTAGCCAATCTCCTTGCTGATCTTTAAGCCGCTGCTAATCGTCGAGCCCTTATCGGACCCCAGCAAGCCGTCGAGCCTCTGGGCCTCAAGGTAGCTAAATAGCGGGCTGAACTGCCGATCATTGCTGTGCGATCCAGTGATTAATCCCCAAAGGAATTCGCCGCAATTGGTATTCCCGAAGCCGCCGCAAGAGCCCATGTCCAATTGCTTATCGTGCCTTACCAATGGCCTTGGGTCGATCTCTTCGGGGGCCTCAACGTCGCTGAGTGCAAACAGCACCGGGGTCGCTGTATTGGCGATCTCGTCGCGGTTTTCGATTGTGGGGTCGTAGCCGGAGAAAAAATCACTCATCGTCCGCAACTGCCTCCAAGAAATCGAGTTGGTCGATACAAAACTCGAAGAATGAATCGAGAAGAATTTTGACGATTGCCAAAGGGGCTAGCGCAACAAAAAGCACTGTGTAAACCGCCATTGCCGCATACCGCCTTGCCCGCTTCATTCCGGCCCCTCCAAACCTCGATTATCGCCCGGGCCTAGCGTGCCATCGGGGAGGATATCGTATTTGATGTGATCGAGCTTCGCTGCTTGCATCGGCTTATCGGTTCGCTTCGGTCGCATCGAGTAGCCCGCGTAGAACGCCGCCCCTGCAATCGCCGCCAAGAACACCCCCACGCCGAAAGGCCCGGCCCATAGGACCAATTGAACAAGCTTCCAGGTTACAAATCCTAATTCGTCCATGTTACCACGCACTCGCTATTTCTTTGTTGATTCGTGCTATTTCCGCTTCGCGTCCCGCAAACGTCACGGGCAATTTAAGCTCATCGATCGCCGTGTAAACTTTGTTCATCGCCTCGATTCGCTTAGCACCGGCGTTTTCCTCGATAAACTTGGTCCATTGCTCTTGGTCCTTGATTTCGCCGCTCTCGATCTTCGCTGCCGCATCGAGGAAAGCCTGTTTGTAAGCCGCTCGAATCGATGGGATAGTCGACCGGACCACGGCCGTTACCCCGGCCGCCGTAGATGGATCACCCCCTCCCTTTGGTTGCTGGCTAAACACGTAGAAGGCAAGCCCCGCGATGATAGCCCAAGGAATCCAGTTGTCTTTTTGCTTCGTCATCGTCACTCCAGTTTCGCCCCTGCCAACTCACCGAGCCCCTATTTGCTTGGTAAAGTTCGGGTTAGCTAGGGGTTATTCGTCGTCGTCAAACGGTTCGCCCGCTTCGATCAATGCCGAGGGGCTTTCAACCTTGTTTTGCTGCCACCAAATCCATAGTTTCAAAGCAATCTGGATGAGCAAAAACAGCGTAGCCGGATCGATGCCGACTGGCATTTCGGGATGCGACGCAAAGAGAAGCTTTTGCGCATCCTCATCGCCGTCAACCGCCTGTTTTACGAGCTTGGCAACTTCGGCATCGGTCTTGGAAGCGATCCAGATTTCCCTGGCCGCTCGGCGTGCTGCGCGTCGGTCTGCGAGTTTCAATCGGCTCACGATGCCACCTCATCGGGTTTTGGCAACGGTCGCACCGAATCGCCTACGATCCAAGCCCCGATAACCCAAACAAGTTGCTGGATCTGATCTTCGCTGAGTGGTACGCGATCCTTGAGGACTACCACGGCAATCGTAGCCGCCGCCGCCCAAAATCGCTTCGACTTGACAAGTTCGCCTAAGTTCATGGTTTTCTCCTTTCCAACATCTTATCCACCGTCAAGGGGCTTGACAATCACCGGAGGCCCGAATTTCGCTTTTGCCGCTTCGGAGCCACCGGCTTAGACTTTGGCCGCTTTTTGGTTTTGCGAGGCAGGAAGAGCCCTAAATGCTCGTTCATAGCCTCGAAAATCAGCCCGCTCAGGGTCATATCCATCGCCGCCGCCTGCTTGTCCCATGCCGCCCAAGCTTCCTCGGGCTGGGAAATGTTTTTGCGTTCCATTATTTGCCTGCCTTGTTCCGTAGATCCTCGATCCAAAACTGCCCTGGGTCGAATACGTCAGCCGAGTACACCGCCACGCCTAACGCCGCCCAATAGTGGGTTGCTACGCCGTAGAGCTTGCCGGGTTGCTTTTTGGTCCCAACCGGCCCGAAGCGATCGATAAGAGCTTGCCGGACGTTGGCATCCTTGGCCCTCATCGAATTGCACAAGTGCAGCTTGACCGATCGACGCGGTACAAGTCGCAAAGGCCTATCGATTCCCGAAAGCAACGATGCAAACCAGCCAATGCCTGCCACCGTGCGAAACGTCTCTTGACCTACCGCCATCCCAAAACACTCGATCCATTCGATGGAAACAAAGTCGACGCCCTTGAGTAGCGGCCCGATCGTAATCGAATCAATGCCAAACGCCGGAATCGATTCAAGCCTGATAACCCTTTCTGCTTTGGCTTCCCACCAAACAAACGCACTTTCGAACGGACCTGGGTCAATGCCTAAGTAAATCATTCGCCCACCTCCTTTTCGTCTTGCTCTTTTAGTTTCTCGATAGCAGTTCGATAGGCAACGGATTTCCCTAGCTGGTAATTCAGGGAGAAGCTATTATCGGTCAACATGAGTTCGCTTATTCGGGCTGCCGCTTTAGATTGAAGCCCCTCAAGGTACTCGATAAATTCTTTGCGTTTCATTCGCCCACCTCCTTAATCAGCCGCTCAAGCTTAGCGAAAAGTTTCTCGCTTGGTCGCTTGCCGGTCTTATAGCAGGCGATGTACTCATCCTTGGCCTTTACCAACTCGCGAAGCAACCCGCATTCCATGACCAGCATCCTTCCGGCTTCGCTGCCGCTTGCTATAGCCGCTGCTTCTGACTCCGTGATTTTTCTAAACTTGCTCATTCGCCCACCTCCTTAATCAATCGATCCAAGTACCATGCCGACTTACGCAAGTCCTCAACGCCGCCCTTTTCCTTGTACCGCCAAAGGTACTTAATGACATTGCCCCGAAGGTAATCAGGAAAGCCCTCGCCAAGAGCCGCCTTGATAGCTTCAATACACTCGATGCCGCCTTGCTTGTAGTGGCTAGGGTTGATGGGGTCGGCCTTGTCGATTCGCTCAAGTTGACCTACTGAGCACCACCGTTCAAACGCCCCGCAATCAGACTTAAATCGATACGGGTACTCTTTGATGTCTACAAAGATACTCGGATCGCCCATAGTTGATATGATCGTGCCTTCCGTTCTGTGCCGCTTATGCCCCGGCCAAACAAATCGCACCGCATCGCCGACCGCCAAAGGGTCGCTTGAACTATTCGGGATTTCCGAAAGGCTGGGTTCAGTTGTTAAGGATTCCTTGATAGCTGGCGTTCCGTTTACCGCATCATTCGCCGCCCAAATCGCTTTCATCGTTCGTTCGGCTAGCTTTTGGCCTCGCGTCGGCTCTTTGGGTGCCGGCTCGACGGGTCGGCAGTCATTTTCATCGACCCAGACCCAGCCATCACGAAAACCGACTTTGACCCAAACAGAACTTTCGCTTTGATTAACCACCTCGCACAATACCCAAACCTTATCGCCTACTTTCACTTGCCCGCCCTCCTTGCTGGATGGTTCTTGTTTGTCAATTTCGTGATCCATTGCCTAAGCTCCTTGTTTCTTTCCTGTAGTAGCTTGACTCGCATTTCCAACCAGTACACTTTGTCCTGGAGTTTGCGGGTCTTTTCGTCGTCGGTCATCGCAAATCAAGCTCCATATCATCGAGCCTAGTAAGCTCTGGCGTAAGCCTGATCTGTTCGCCTTGGTCGCTTGCTAGGCAAACAACAATCCACCTGCCGCCAACCCGTTTCTTTCTTGTTTCGCAACACCATTCCGCTGACTTCTGCGATCCGTACCATCCGTCCATTCGCCCAGTATCCAAATCAAGCACTAAGTAATTCATACTAGAATCCTCCATTGTAATTAGTCAATTCCGATCCAACCTTAAATTCCCGGTCCCCGGTCGAGTACACAGCACCGCGCCGCATACTCAATTCAGTCTTGCTCATTTCGCCATCGCGAAACTTGGCTATGTAAACGTCCATCTTTTCCGCCGCTCGATCCTCCCGATGCAAAAGCATTACGATATCCGAATCCTCTTCGATCGAACCAGATTCCTTTAGGTGCGATAGCGTTGGGGCTTCACCCTCTGCCGCCCTGCCGACCTGAGCCAAGACAACAATTGGGATGTTAAGCTGCTTGCTCATTCGACAAATCTCGTTGGATACGTGCGAAACCTGTAGCCGCCGGTCGCTGATTTCCCTTGGGGCTTTGATTAGCTGGATATAATCAATCACAACTAACTTACACCCCCTTCGGGCAATG